GGCCTGCTTCGCCTGCTCGGAGAACACATTCTGGGTCACCGAGGAACCCAGCGAGCGGAACGCTTCTGCCAGCCCCTCAACGAGGTTCTTCTGCCTAGCCAAAGCCTCGTTAAGAGCTTTCGTCTGATCTTCCGCGGTTCTGCCGTTATTTATCCACCGAATAAGTGCGACGACAGCCTGCCCTGCGATGACAGCACCAAGGCCGACAAACAGCCCCGTGGTTCCACCCAAGATGAAAGCCATCTGTGTGATGTTGTTGCTGACAGCACGCAACTTTTGATCCAAGCCACCCGTCGATGACATAAAATCGTCGATGGCGAACGCCGCTTGATTGACAGCCAGCGACATGTTGTCAAAACCACCCCGCCCAATATCTCCGGCTCGTTGAAGATCGCGGCCGATTCGACCTGCGCTTACGCCTGCGAGGCTCGCGGTCGTCTGGGTAGCTGCGGCCATCAAAGCCGCAAGCTCTCGCCGAGTTTCTGCTGTGTTTATAGTCCCATCATCAAACGCTGCCGCGATTGCGTTTCTTAGTTGATTAAACGACGCGATTGCGGGGCCAGCCAACGCCCCCGGAATTCGAGCCATGTATCCTTGTAGGATTTGCAATTGCGCGTTGTAGCCTTGCAGGGCGCGCTGATCAAGTCCGAGGTTAACCCCCTCCATCCCGCCGCCGCCAAAAGAACCTCGGAAGTTCATTGCTTGGGCGGCTCGAGTGGCGTCTCTCGTCAACTGGACTAGCCGCTGACGAGCAGCCTCGATCTCGCCCGCCACGGGCATTGCTGCTGCCGACAGGCGAACGAATTCCTGTTCTGCATCGCGGATGGCGGGCACGAACCGTGCCCGCATCGGTTCGGGGAGTGCGTCGATCTGACTTTTCAGTGAGGTGATGCTGCCACTGAGGACGCCGAGTTGGCGGCGAGGTGCTTCGATGGCGGCTCCCATCTCATCTCGCGCAAGGTCGCGGCGTCGGTCTGCAAGACTTGAAGAACGGCCTACATCGGAGATGTCGGTTCTTGCACCAATCAGCGGGTTTACGAACGGCGACGACAGTCCAGAATTCGAGATGTCGGTTCTTGCACCAATCAGCGGGTTTACAAACGGAGAGGATCGACCGACATTTGATATGTCGGTTCTTGCGCCGATATTCGCCTCTAACCGAATTCGTCGCTCAATCTCATCGTTTAACTGCCGTTGAACCGCAAGCTGCGCCTGATACGCGGCCGTGGCACCGGCGACGTTGCCGTTGATGAGCAGGCTTTCGTTCTCCAGGGCAGCGGCGAGCCTTTCAGTCTCCAAGGCAGCAGCCCGCTGTTGAGCAACAAGGCTAGACACGCCATTGCTTGATACGGCCACTGGGGACATCTGGGCCGCCTGCGACTGCAAAGCCGCCGACCGCTGCATCTCAGCCGATAGCTCTGGCCGCTGGAAACGAAGCTCCTGCCCGGTGGCGAGGCCGGATGTCATCGCTCCGACTTCTTTCAGTCGCGACATGGCAGCAGTCGTCACATCGACTTGCCTCGCGACGGTGGCAAGCCTGTCCGCAAGCTTTGAGAAATCTGCCGTGGAGTCTCCAGCGGTTTTGTCAATCTCGGCGTTCAGCTTCTCGACAGACGCCTGCGTTACTTGAAGAGCGGCGTTGAACTCGCCCTGCACAGCCATCGACAGCTTGTTGAACCCCTTCACCGCAGACGCAAGGGGTTTGTTTATCTGCTCCGTTGCAGAGTAAACCGACTGCATTTTCGTGACTGCGCCAGCAAGGTTTGATGTATCAAACCCCTTGAATCGCAGCTTCTGCGTTGCGACTGCCTGCAAGGCACGCTCAAGCTTCTGCGCGTCCGTATAAATTCCACGCAGGGCAGACGACGCTCCTGTTTGAGCGGATGTCAGCGTGCCCTGCATACTGCCAGCGAACTTACGCACCTCGGCAGCAGACTTACTCAGCTTGCTATCAAAGTCGGCGGTGTTCGCCGAGACGATTGCACTGATCTTGCCGAGATAACCGTTTGCCATCGCGTCACCCTGGTAGCGGCGTGTTCAACTTCATTAACTCGTTCATCATCTGATTAGCTGACTGCTCCGGCCTCACGACGGTCGGGATGAACGCGGCCTCGTCGGGGATGTCGTGTTTCTTGTAGTTCCCAGACGCGGCCATGATCACTCGACACAGTCTGGCCGTCTGACCCCACGGGTCTGGCAACGGCCATCGCTGATCAAATGCGTACCACTCGGCGATCTCCTTGCTGTCAACTTCTTGGAGCAGCCGCTTGACGCTCATGCCGAGCGTGGCGGCTAGCCGGAAGTAGAATCGCCGCTCTGGGCGGGCTGCGAATCTTCCCCCAAGGCATCCACTGCCTCCTGCGTGAAGGCATTCAGCTTCCAACCAGCCTCGAACAGGCGATTGATCACCACCGACGACTTGTTGCCGAGAATCTCGCCTTCGTCGTCGCCGAAGAGACGCTTCCCCGCCTCATCGCAGAGAGCCAGGAGCAGGAAGCGAATGCGAAACGCCTTCATCTTCTGCTCGGAGTAGGACTCCTCGAAACGGTCGCGGTCGGTGCCCGTGAGAACGCGAAGAAACACGTCCCCGCCCCACTCAGGTACCGCGATCTTTTCCTTCCGAACGTCGTCTGCTGCAAGGATGCTTTTACGGTCGAGTGCCATGTCGATCTACTCCGAGTAATGAATCAGAACCAGCATCCTGCCGGTCAATTGCCTTGATAATCAGTCATTAAGAATTTGAGTGTGCCGCGAACCAGTTCGCCGACCTGCGCTCCAATAGACGCCGATTCGCAGATTACGCGGCGACTCACGCTGTAGCCGGTTGACGAGAACGTCAGTTGCCCGACTCTCCGAACAAGCGACTGCGGGTCGATGTTGGTGGACAAGAAGTCCACAGTGATGGTGCCGCCGGCCCATTCGCCGGTCGGCACCATGAAGCTGTAGCCCAGGCCGTCTCCGGCCGCGGTCATGTCTGTGACCTGCGCGGTCGGCATCTCGACGGAGATGCCTGTCACCTCGCCGGCAAAGCCCAAAAACGAGAGTCTTGCACCCTGTGCGGTGGCCCCGGCCATGACGGGTCACCTCCCCAGAGTTAGGCCACTCGCCAAGTGACACTGCCCTTGATGAGGTCGCCCACGCTGCCACCGATGGTGGACGACGTGATCGTGGCGTTCCCGCTGAAGGAGACAGGGCCGGCGATGCTGAGAGCCGCAGACTGAGTCGTGACGAGCGTGGTCGAGATGTAGTCGCAGGAGATTTCCCGCTGCACGAACGTCGGAACGTACTGGCGGCGGTCGCCGACAGGCTGACCGAGGTGCGAGCCATCGGCGGTGTCGATAGTGTCGTTGACATTGAAGCTCGTAATCGTCAGCGTCTGACTGTTGTAAGTCAGCGTCACGCCCATCGCGGCAACACCGGCCATAATGCGCCTCCTTGCGCTAAAGTCTTACTCGGTAGCTTCTTGCCACCGAATTTGAAATAGTTGTCGAACTTCGTATGCGGGAGGGAGTTGTGCTCCCACGGCCGTCGGGTCTAGATAGTCATCCGTCTCCGATACGAGCCGTATATCTTCAATTGTAACGCCCGAGAGGGTGCCAATGCGGCCATCCAGAGCCAATCGCACCTCGTCGGCAAGCTCGCGGGCGGTATCGTAATAGAGCGCCCACGACGCGATCTGGAGGTTTACCACCGGCTGATACATCGGGCCTACGAGGTGCGACTCGCGGGTGATGTTGTTTCTCTTGTAGACGCAGAACGGAAGGGTCGCCGTCTTAGGTACAGCAATCGGATAGACCTGAAACCCGACCAGTTTCGCCACCGCGGGGGTGGTGACCAGACGCTGGAAAACGTGTTTTTCTGGAGAGAGGATCATTTCGTCAGCCTGTCCAGAGTGTTTTGGATGGCGGTCTGAAGGGTGTTTAGGACTGCCGCGCTCTGCTCGCTGATTGTGTCTCTCATGGCGTGATGTGCTGGCATCGCGGGGTATGTTTCGCCTGGATGCAGGGTGAAAGGGTGCATTTCGCCGTTTTCTGAGCAGAAGTCGTGTGGATAGCCCTTGCCCATGCGAGCCTGCCGCGTTGGCTCTTTCTTGCTGCCCATCAAGAAATAAAATCCCTTCGCCATGTTTGCGAACTGCTGGTCGTTCGCTGACGAATGCCGCCGCATCTTTCCATTGATCGACTGGTGGACGTTCAAGTAGGTTCGGCGACCGTTGGTTCCAGCGCGGCGAGGGCCAGAACCCCATTCGTAGAGCCACGCATGATTGCCAGATGCCTGCTTGTTCGTAGCCCCGCTAGTGCCGGTCTGCCACGGGCCGATGATGGCAACCGCTGCGGCGTCATAGGTCTTGACTTCAATCCTGACTGATTTTCTGAGGTTGCCGGTGGCGTTGCCGACTTTTGACTTGTAGCCCTTCTTGATATGCTCGCCAGCCCGCTCGACGCACTTCTCGAGCGCGTCTGGCTCGCCCATCTTGGCACCGATCATCTCCAGCTTCTCGGCAAGCTCGCGGATTCCAGCAGTTTTGATCGTGACGAACGCATTCGTCAGTTGCTTACCTGTGCTGCCGTCGATTGAGCGCGCCGTGCCGCGGCCTTGCGTAATCATGTCGCATCCTCCCGTGCCAAGATTTCATGCACAGACCGGGCCTCGCGCTCAAGCACGCTGCTGATCTCCATCACCCGGCCACGCCAGATCAGTCGGTGCTGGTGCGTGATGCCGGGGAAGAAGCGGATGCGGATGCGATGAGTGACCAGCACCCCTGCCTGCTGGGCTGCGAAGTAATCGGCAGCCCTCACGCCCATGACGCTGGCGTAGACCGTGCCCTCGTCTTCCCAGGAGAGCGTCGTCTCCCCGAACGAGCTTTGGTTCTCCACGGGCTTCTGGATAGTCACCCGCTCACGCATGGCTCCTGAGTTGATCACGGCTCACCCCATCCAGAGTGCGGTGTATGAGCCGGAACCAGAGGGGGCCGAAACCGTGATCGTCGCCGTTACCGGCAGAACTGAGAGCCTGCCCGCGGCGATGTCGATGCCGCCGGCCAGCCGCAGCACGCCGTTACCGGTGTTCTTTACGACCAGAGTGGAGAGTGGAGTCGTGCCAGAAATCTGCACGGCCGCCGTACCGACGCTGCCCGTGATCGTCTGGGCCGTCGTCAGCGACGGAGCCAGATGCTCGGCCAGATTCCCGACCGTCAGCGAGGTGTCGCTGATGTCGTGGTAGACGGCGTCAACGTCGATGCGGGCGCGAACACTCATCGGTATACCCCCATGCTGGCCGCGGCCAGAAGCGTCTCAAACGTCTGCGGAACCGACTGCGGTGCTCCGGTGACCGCGGGCTGCCGCGTGTCATACCAGTGGCCTACGAGAAGCAGGATGAGGTGCTTGACCACCGGGGGCACATTACGCCCGTCGTCGCCGTAGCCGGCCGTATACCGCACCGTGACCGAGTTCTCGTCGCCTCTGGTCGCCGGCCACGCCCTGGCCCACTGCGGGTAGATTCTCCCCGGCAGGACGCTGGCATCGACCTGAAAGTCGGCGTTCGCGCTCGAGAGCGTGGTGTAGGTTCCGTCGCCGCTGCGGTAGGTCACCGTGATCGTCGCGTCCTGCATCGGCAGCCGGGGCAGGATGATCGCCCAGATCGGGAAGAGGTCATACTTCACTTCCCAGACCGTAGTGCAGATCGTGATGTCCAGCACGTCTTCGACATATGCCCTGGCTACCGAGATCAGTGACTGGATGTAGAGATCGTCGGCTTCGGTATCGACGCGGCAATGCACCTTCGCCGTAGCCAAGCTCACCGGCTCGACGGCTGGCTGCGTGATTCGACGCAGACTACGAAACGGCGTAATCGTCGCTGTCGGCTTCTGCGGTGTACCGAAGACAATCGTGTCCATTACTTCCTCTGCTTTGGCTTCGTCTTGATGCCCACGTCGGCCCGCTCAATCGTCTCGGGCACGGCCTCTGCCGTCTCGACCTGTTCGATCAGACCGCGACGAATGAGCAGATCGCACATGCCCCCCGGCCAGTCCTCGAAGACCTGACCCTTTTCGTAGCACTCGAAATTTTGTAGTACGCGGATTTTCAATTCACTTGCCCCCATGCGCTCTCTGGTGCCCGCTGGCCGTTCGACCAGTATTCGGTCGTGTGCTGCTGCACCTTGCCGCCGGAATCCTTTCTGGAGGGCCATGTGACCATCAGTTCGGCGTGGCCGACGCTGACGTGCGTGGCAAGCCCCAGCGTGTTGCCGCTGGCCGCCCATTGCTTCCAGAAATAGATGTCCTCGTCGGTATGCCCCCCCGTCCACTCGCCGTCGTCATTGGCGCGAGCCAGGAACCACGGCTTCTTCATCTTCTTGAGGGCCGACGTTCGCAGGAACGTCAGGCCGAAGTGAGCCGTCTCCACTGGCTGGACGACCTTCTGAAAGAACTCGTTGCCGACGCTCGTCTTCTCGTCCACCTCGGTGCCGGCCAGAGCGAACATCACAGCGTTCGCCTCTCGCTTCGTCTGGAGGGGGGCGATTGCGTCATAGCCCGAGTGCATCATCAAGGCCAGAAGCGCCTCGACCGTCTTCGCATTGAATACGGTGTCATAGTCCACGGTGAGGATCACGTCGTGAGTGTTCACGACCTGTTCCATTGCCCGCTGAAGACACTGACCCCAGAACGCACCAGTCACTTTCGTGGGGCTGATGCCGTGGGGAGCGAGGGCCGCAGACACGCAGAAGAAGTTGTCGGTAAATCCGAGTCGCGGGGTGGACATCACCGCCGCGACTCGGATTTCCGCTTCGACGTTACCAATACGCAGTAGCACGGTTCGCTCCTTATGTGGAGCGGGCGCGCATCCTTGCGCCTTTGTCGGCCGTCATGGCCGTCCCGCAGTTACGGGAATCAGCCCTTGACCCAGCCGATCACGCCAGCCTCAGTCGCGGTGGACGGGGCGTTCTCACCACGCGACTGACGGGCAGTCACGATGGTGTTCACGCTCACGGCCGGGGTCGCGGTGACCTTCAGGTAACGCTTCTTCGCCTGGGTGTTCAGGTCGAGCTTCACGATGGCAGCCGACGAGGTGTCGGAGACAGCCGGGATCGTGAAGTCGGTGCCACCGAGGAAGCCCGAGACGTTCGAGAACGTCGAGTTGTCGTCGGACTCTTCGACCTTCAGCACGCTGGCAAACACCGTCGAAGCGTTGCTGGCCCGAAGGACAGAGACGCTGGTGTGATCCCAACCAATCGTGTCGATTGTCAGGGTCACTGCGCTGGTGCCAACCGACGTGGGGACGGCGGCGACAACCTTTTCCATCTGCGAATGAATCATGGTCTAGAAACTCCTTCTAAGAGGTTGGGTTAGGCTCACGACGCCGCGGTCTTGAGGGCAATCACCGGGCCGGCGGTCGTGTTGTCGCCGAGGGAGTGATGGACGATATCGAAGCGGCTCGTCCCCTGGAGGAGGAGTTGATCCGTGGTCGCGTAGACCTGATCGTAGAGCTTGACCGAGAAGTCCCGGCGACGAGCGTAGATGCTCGACAGACCGAGGTTCGCGAACAGCACCTTCACCTTGCTGGCATCGGCACCGAGCGTGGTGTCCATGACGTGGACGAGGTTCACCGGATAACCGAGGAACGTCTCGTTCGCGGCACCACCAATCGTCTCGACGGTATTACCACCAGCCGCATAGCGGAGGCGGGCCATCGAAGCGGCGAAGCCAGCCGGAGAGATGTACCACGCTGCACCCTGGCGGGCGTAGAGAGGCATCTTGCCGATGGTCTTGATGAAGTCGGTGATCGTCAGCGTCTCGAAGCCGGTTGCCCCGGTGCTCGCACCGAGGACGCCCGCCGTGTGAGTGCCGTCGTTGATCTTCGACACGACGCCGTAAATTCCACCGTAAGTGCTGGTGCCGTCACCGAGCCAGCCGCACATATCCTGCTTGAGGGCAAGAGACGTGGCGAACTCGACTGCGACTGCATCGGCAATCGAGACGAGAGCGTCTTCGACGATCTCGCTGGACATCCGGGTGCCCACCGCGAGCTTCTTCGCGATAAGCTGCACGTTCGCGTAGGTCGGCTCCGACTCCGTCACCGCGGTGCCTTCGCCCACGAAGTAGGCCGAGGTGCCCGAAATTCTCTTCGGGATGATCATCGTGTCGCGGGTCATCGTGACCTTCTCGACGTTCGACGCGGCAAACGTGCCGTAGTTTTCGACGAGACGAATCACGCGGGCAGCGAACTCTTCGGGCACCAGGGCACCACCGGCCGAATTGCTGCCCTCGTTGAGAGCGCGGGCCTCGACGCCGTGATCCTTGCACCAACGAATGTCGTCGGCGTTCTTGAACGCATGGGCACGCAGCCATCGGCCGCAGCGGTAGGCACTCTCGACAGCCTCGGGGCCGTCGTTGAAAGCGCGAAGCTGGGTGTGATGGATGCCGACCGCACGAATCTCCGTCTTGGGAGCCTCGGGGGCGGGGGCAGCGACAGCAGCAGGAGCGGCGATCTCGACGACCGAGCGGAGTTCCTTTTCCTTCGCGGCGATCTTCGCCTCGAAGTCAAGGTCAGCCTTGACGGTGTCGGCCTCGTCGGACAGCTTCCGCAGTTCGACGGTCTGATCTTCCGAACGCTCGGCCACGGCGGCCAGTTCGGTCATCCTCGCGGCGAGAGCCGCGGCACGATCCTGAAGACGCTTGAGATTCGATGCCATGTTTGGCCTGCTCCTTGTGTGAGCCGACCAAACGCGAAATGCGGCGGCCGGCGGGTGATCCCGCTAGCGCGCCGCAGACTTGAATCCTCAAGTCGCTCGCACTGCCCCTCGCGACTTCCGTCGCGAAGCAATGTCTATCTATGTAGCCTAACGTAGTTAACTATCGCCGTGCAAACTGTTCCGAAGAATTGTTGCCTTGAGCGATACGATCTTCCCGAAGAAGTCCTCGTTGCGGAGTTGCGGAGTCGATTCGACGACGACTGGCTTCGCCTCTTCGACGATCTCGGCGGGCACTTCGACAGCGGCGACCTCGCGGGCCTCGTCGGCCTCGTTGTCGTTATCCATCATCTTGACCTTCGACTCGCTCCACTCCTGGCCGGCGTTGCCGCCCCAGAGTTCCCACGCGACGAACCCAGGAGTCTCCTTGCCGGCCGCGTCCCAGCCTGGGCGACGGTCAACCTTGTGCCTCGCGAACCACGCCCGCATCTCGCGGACGTGCTCGGGTGTCAGTTCGTCGCGGGCGGCGATCTTGTGCGCTCGAGCAACCGTCTCGGGCTTGAGGCCGTCGCCGGAGCGGCCGGCTTCGTGGAGCTTCAGCCCGCGGCGAGCAGAGGCTGCCATGCCTTCGTTCGGAATGAGGCGTTCGGCCTTCTCTTCGTCGTCTGAGGCGGCTCGACGAGCCACCCACTTCTGCCCGGTGTCGCCGCCGGCCAGTTGCCATTCGATCCAGGCGGGCGTGCCCGACCAGCCGACAGCCTTTGCCGACAGACATCGCTCGTAGATGCCTGCGAGGTAGGCGACTTCTTCGACGCTGACGATCTCGCGGGCGGCCAGCCGCTCGGCGATGCCGACCAGCACGCCATCGACGCCTTCATTGCGTTCGGCGAGCTTCAGTCCACGCTTGGCAGCGTTCGCCATCGTCTGATTCGGACGATTGATGTCGCCGAGGGCGAGCTCAATGGCTCGCCGGCTGACGACGACGCTTGACGAGTCATACGCGGGGCGGGCCACGGGGCCGACATCCTCGAGCAGGGCGATGTTTCGCACTTCACGACGACGCATTCCGCGGGAGTCGGTAGACCAAGAGTCGCCTTTGTCCTTCGAGATCGCGAACGCGAAGCTTGATCCCACGACGGTGCGGTCTTTCACCCACTCGGTAACGTCTTTGCCGATGCTGGTGTTGACGTTCGGCGTGATTTCGTACCGCAGACCGTAGGCA